CCTTAGGGTCGCTCTCTTCCTCAAGCATATTGCAAGAGGACTATCAGGCCATGCCTATTAGAGATGACTCATATCAACAACTGAGCGGGATCTTGGAGCATACAGAATACGCTTCAAGCTCTTCCGGTCCGTGGAAGAAATGGTCGGGTCCAAACTATCGGACCCATGTCATCGATCGTAGGTGGCGTGACGTGCCAACCGCAACAGGCACAGTCGGAGGGACTCATATTTATCCCACTGACTATGGTTGTTTGCGATTCGCATGCTCTGTGGAAGGCTATTCATACGTCTACAGGATTTCGGGTCATAACCGTTGGTACAGGAAGCGAAGCGACTCAGCTTCTAACTTTCTGACCGTGGTTCCGAACCTTTCCAACTATGGAACGCAGAGTGCCGTCTCTATTCCTCGAGAACCAATTATCAGTGCCTCAGTAGAATCAGAGGCGTTGAGCCAGGCCAGGGCGCGGGTGCTTAATGCAGCCGAACTCCAGCTTGGTCAAACGTTTGGTGAGATGCGCGAGTCGATTAAGTTCGCTGCGGATCTCATCATACTAGGTCTCGAGACAGTCAAGGCTCTTAAAAGCCGTTCAAGGTCTGATATTTCGGCCTCCCGTTTACGCTATACTAAGCGTCAGCGGAGACTTCGCCAGGATGGACTTAGGAAATCCTACCTGGACGATCGGAATATCAAACGGCGAGTCAAGAGTTACCGCTCGTCATCAGACAAGGTTGCTTCATATTGGCTATCTTACCAGTATGGGCTTAAACCCTTGATGAATGACATCTACCAAATGCTAGAGACCATCGAAAATGGAATTAAGCAAGAGGTACCTGGGGTTTCAGTTAAGGTGCGTCGTAAAGACAATCCTTACCCCAAGCCAACTCTCTGGTCGGGCTACGAAGCCTGGAAAGAGAATTGGGAGAACGAAAGAGGTGTCGAGGTAAGCTACGCGTTCAAAATTTCGAACCCGTTCTTATACACGCTCTCACAATACGGGATAACTAACCCGTTAGAGCTCGCGTGGGATCTCGTACCACTATCGTTCGCGGTAGACTGGTTCACGGGTGCGGGGGCGTTTATTCGCTCCTTAACCCACCCGGTCGGGACTCATTTCCGATCGGGGTACAAAACGACTTGGACTAAGTGGACGTATGATGCTATTATAAAGCAATCGTCTCACGAATTCCATTTCGGTAATATGCCAAGTTACACGGCGACCATGAATAATTGGCACCGTGTTCCTCTCCTTAGCTTCACAGGTCACCCACCCTACATTAGGATAAGTGATTTGGACGCATCGCGTACAGCTTCGCTAGTTGCCTTACTAGTTGCTGTGGGCAAACCGGATTAGGGATGATCCCTTCCGGCGCCACATTGGCAAACCATTGCGAAAGCTTTGGTTAATCTGCCGAACCACTTCAGTGGGGAAGCACCTCGTGCGGGGTTACCGCACATATAGGAGTATGCCTCATGGCAGCTCGCAATACGATCACGGTCGATGACCGCGAATCTTCTCCTGTGTCGCACAGCTTCGTGCCCGTGGGGGATAAAGACAATATGGCTCTCTTTCGAGAAGCCGGAGTCGTACCCGAGGTGGACAGTAAACTGAACATCTCCTGGAAGTTAGACGGACCGAAGAGAAAGGTCCGGATGACTCTCGCTGTGCCGAAGGCGGTCACTGAGACCATCAACGGCGTGGATCGTACCACAAGCCAGTTCGTTAACTACGGCGACGTGACTTTCACGTATTCGTCGCAGTCGACGCTACAGGAGCGGAAGAACCTTGTTGGCATGTTCGCCAACGCTCTCGCCGCCTCTGTGACGGTCGTTGATTCGACTGTCACTGGTCTTGAGGAGATTTGGTAAGGCTTTCACAATGAAGGCCTTGATCTCCAAAATGCTCCGCTCACCCAGGGTGCTAATCGCACTTGCTGGGAAGCACAGCATTGGTGTCATTGCCATCGCAGTCGCGATGGTAGTGCTCATGCCATTCTTGGTCGGGTACGGGCTATTGGAGGAAGACGAGTCGTTTGAAGATATCTTTCGACTTATCAACCTCTTGCTCGGACCTGAGCCTTGAGTGGTTTACGATCCACGACGCCTCCGATGCGAATCGGTGGCTTGAAGTAAATATCCATAAGGAGTACTTACAATGCCAAGAAAGAAGCAGAAAAGAAGGAATAACTTCTCTGTTTCTCTACCGGATAACGTTAGCAGGCAATTTATCGACGAGCTGCTTGCAGCTCTCGATGATGAGCTTTTTCGAGGTGACTTCAAAGCAGACTACCTCAAAGGAGAGATCCTTTCGAAGTATTGTGCTAAAGATACCACCCCGGCTAACGTTAGGCGAGAGAACGCCGTCGCCAAATGGCTGTCGGTTGATTCCAGAAATGCTAGGACCAATCAGCGTCTCCTACTTGGTGACGTTGACTTTGGCTGGATACACTCAGACACGCTCTGCGTTCTGGTGAGATCCTTAATCGCTAGCATACTCGGCCCACTCGATTATCCGTCTTGTGTTTGTGACGGTAATCATACGAATGGGGCGAGTCCTCGTATTAGGCGGTCGCCTGCGGCTGCCATTGCGAAACTAACCGGTGAGGCTGAACTCTCTGCCTCAGCGATAGCACACTGGCTCGCGTTTGCCTCTGGTACACGCTTGAGTAGTCAGACTCTGTCGTTGAACGAGAGTTCGACCTTGTTTACGGTGCCAAAGAAGTCGGACATAGACCGCGTGGCTTGTAAAGAGCCCGAGGTTAACGTCCTGCTGCAGAAGTCGCTCGGAAATCATATCCGACGCAGGCTTGGGAATTGGCGGTACGGTCAAAACTTAAACGACCAAACCGTCAACCAAGACCTTGCTCGTCGTGCGGTTCGAGAGAACCTAGCGACGATTGACCTCTCTTCAGCGAGTGACTCCATCACCAGGCAGTTGATTATCAACCTTCTGCCCTTTGAGTGGTGGTCACTTTTAGACGACCTTCGTGTCAAGTCAACCCGTCTTCCCGACGGGTCCTTGCACGACATGGAAATGTTCTCCACTATGGGGAACGGATTCACGTTTGAGCTTGAGAGCCTCCTATTCTACGCGATAACACGCGTGGTTTGTGAGCGATCGGGCATCAAAGGTCGGATATCCGTGTATGGTGATGATATTATCGCGCCTTCAGCCGTCGTAAGACGATTGAAGAGAGTCTTCCACTACTTTGGGTTCACTATGAACCCGAAGAAGACTCACTTTACCGGTTTATTCCGGGAAAGTTGCGGTAAGCACTACCACGGAGGCTTCGATGTCAGTCCCTTCTACATAAGAAGGGAGGTTCGAGAACTTCCTGACCTGATAAATTTATTAAATCAGGTCCTCGAATGGGACGGCAGGGGGTGGGGGTGTCTTATGTCCCCGACTCTACTTGCCTTCCATAGGAAGTGGGCAGCGTTCGTGCCTCGGCGCCTTCACGGCGGCATAGACACGAACGATCCCTCGGCTTTAGTGACCGGGGATTTACCTAGGCATCGCCTAGTGCCGATAATGAAAGAGGTTAAGCGTCCATCTGAGGACGCGTCCCTCAATCTATGGCTTCTCACCATGAACCAGATCAATCCTCGGGACCCTTTGGTCTCCGTTGACGACTGGTGGAGAGAGTATCTGCCGACAGAACCGCGTATGGGCGAAATTGGATTTGCCCTCACGCTTGATCCACGACGGGTCACCGGCTTCAGAACGAAGCCGATTAAACATCGTGGAGCCCGTACAACTTGGGTTCCCTACCTCTTAGAGGAGACTACAAAATGCGCGTAAGCTTCTGGATCGAATTCAATTTAGAATCGCCCTTAACTCGCACGCAGTTAGCGTACCTGACTCGAACTTTTCACGGCACCGCGCAGCGGCTCGTGACGGACAAAGCACCAGGCGACCAACCAGTCGCTAAAATGCTAAGTTCGCTCGATACCTTTGCGTATGTCGAGAATCGTTACGGGACAGATGACATCCCATCGCACGTTCTTTCAGCCCAGTATTACGGACGTAGTAACTGGGAAGAAGACGCGCCGAGGGGAGGTTTTGACGGTAAGGATAGCTCCTTCGCCGTCGAGAACGCTAACCCACTCGGTGATCAGCACGGTGAAGCGGTTAGCAGCCAACTCGAGTTATTCAAATCCGTCCGTCGTAAACCGACGGTAACGGAGATGATGACCGAGGTGGTTGCTTTCTGCAACAACGCGAGCTGATTGGACCGGGGGTAGTCCTTAGGGATAACCCG